TTGACATGGCATACCACCCAAGCCATAGTGCAAAGCATGAGTCGCCTACCTCAACTTCTCATGATCAAGTATGAATCCCGCAAACTGCGTTCTGGCTTTTATGACCCAGAACGCAGCAGCGCAAAAACCAACACGATTGTTTCTGTTGTCGCCTGTGTTTTGTTCGGTGTAGCTGCTTGGTATTCCTTGACTTCAACCTTGGACCAGCAGCAAGCACATCATTGCGAGCAAGGCTGGCAGCGTGCCTGCGAAAAGCTTAAGCAATGAGCCGTCTTTCGCGTCACATCAGAACAGACGATTTTATTGCAGAAGCCAAGGCACGAGCCAAGGCTGCACTAAAACAAAAAAACCCTAAACTTACGGCACTTGAAAAAGCCTTTCTTGAGGCTTTTAAAAGAGACCTGTAATTGTGGGCAGCAGTCGCGTAAGTCCCATGCACACCAACTTCTTTCTTATGAAATCCGCTACTATTAACCTCACAGAGGACCGCCAGCAAAAGCTGCAAGCATTGGTCGAGGCAGCACCTTGCTATACCGCTGAAGTCGAAATTGCTGGCAAGACTATTCGCACCAGTGAGCGTAAGATCTCAGCATCTGCGCTAGCTCAGAGCTTGCTTGATGGTGCAATCGACGAACACTTCTCCCGCCTGTAATTCGTTTACTTTTACTGTTCTTGGCAAACCTGCGCCACAGGGCAGTAAAAGACATATTGGCAAAGGCGTCATGGTTGAATCCTCTGATAGGGTTAAGCCATGGCGCTTAGACGTAAAGCACACTGCGTTGGGCTTGCTTCCTCACGACTGGTATGCCATGCTGGATAAGCCAATGGCAGTCACAGCAACGTTTGTTTTTGCCAGACCAAAAAACCATTTTCGCACCAACGGTCAACTGAAACCTGCAGCACCTAAGCACTGCACTTCCCGTGTGGGTGATGTTGACAAGTTGAGTCGAAGTATTTTGGACGCCCTTTCAGAAGGTGTGATTTTTAACGATGACGCACAAGTCATCAGCCTCAATGCCTCCCGCCGCTACGCCAATGACTCAGAGCAACCCTGTGCAATCATCACCGTTACAGCCATTTCCTAATCTATCTAGTGTCATCACAACTGATGATGTCAGTCAAAAAGGAACTGGCAGTTACAAAGCGGATTACGTCAACTGGTGCCGTGTTTCCAAGCTGCTTTTGGACCACGCTCCAGGCTTTCAATTTCATTTAGCTCACTATGTAGACAGCAGTCACGTTTGGAAAGCGCCCAATGGCACTGGCTATGTCGTCGGTTATTTCACCGGCCCTAATGGTGAGCGTACTCCTGATTTCCCTCAAGCCATCATGGACAACAGGAACAACCCTGTTGTCTACGAAAAAGTTACCGCTCGCGATTTAACAGACACACACAGAAGAGCTTTGGCTGCTTGCGCTGCATTTACGTTTGGTCTTGCATGGCAGCTTTGGGCACGCGAAGAGATTGAGAATCCCATGCGTGATTCTTCATCAGCACGAGCAGAAAGTCCTAAGCCTGCGGCTAAAATTGAAGGCGTATCAGATGGAGACCAACCACTCAGCAAAAACGATCGAGAACTTTGCCTAGGCTTGATCAAAGAATTGCAGGAAGAAAAGCTTGCCTCATTTCTTGCAGACTTTCGACGGAGTTTTGGTTTAGCAGAAAACGCTAAAGTTGCTCCAGCCTTGACTAGCAAAAAGCATCAAGATTGGATGAACGACAACATGCACAAGTATGTCTGATGAAAAAACAGTTCAAGCATTGCGCGACGATGAACGACGCAATCGCCACTTTCAAGTCAGGCTGGATTCTGATCTAGCCAAACAGCTTCGGCACTATGCCAAGCAACGCCATAACGGTGTTGTGAACATGGCGCTGACAACCATTGTCTCAAAATTTTTCAACGGTAAGTAAATGCTTAACATCACAGCTCACGGCAATCTCGGCAAAGACCCTGAAATCAAAGATGTCAAAGACACTCAAGTTGCTGAGTTCAGCTTGGCGGCAAGAACCGGCAAAGATGAAACCACTTGGATCAACTGTGCTGTTTGGGGAAAACGCGCAGATGTCGTCAAGGAGTATTTGCACAAAGGCGACAAGGTCACTGTTGCAGGCTCTGGCAAGCTAACCACTTACGAGAAAAAGGACGGCACAGAAGGGTTTTCGCTAAATCTGAATGTGTCTGATTTCACCTTGCCACCCAAGAAAGAAACAGAGGATGCCCCCTTCTAAAATGCGAATGCAGAGCAGGGAGCTTCGGCTCCCTTTTTTTATGGCCAAGCCAGAAATTCAGCAGGTAAACCGTAAAGGTGTTTTGCTGTGGGAGGTCAGCTACGCAGGAATGACAAGGTATTTTCGATGGGATTGGCAAGCGCGTCACCATTACGAGTCGTGCATCAGGCTGCACCGAACAAAGACTGGAGGCAATAACGGCTAGCCAGGCAGCATTGCCTTATCAAGCGCAGCAATCCGCTCCACCGCTTGCCTTAAAAGAATTCCCTGATGCCAGTTTTGCCTGATTAAAGCTATGCACAGTGACTGCAGATGATCAACGTCTTTTTCTTCGCTGACTCGGCGACAAGTGCATTCAAGGTTTAGTTTCTGTTCCAGGCTTGGCTCGATAATCATCCAGTCCATCGGAACGCTCCAGTGACTTTAGGTAAAGGCGCTCAGAAGCGTAAGGCTCCCTTGCACGCATGATGTCACCGACTACAGGAAACAGCCACTGATCAACCCGTACACAGTATTTAAAGTTGTACGGGTCCATGCAGCCGATAACGACTGTCGTCCAGAACGCGGTCAGGTAGCTCCAAACGACGTACCAGCTCATGCAACGCTTGGCATCACCGTTAAATGCCCGTTGTAGTGACCTGTTTCTGCATAGCTTTTCATTGGAACATTAGACATTGCATGAAATACCATTTGCCCAATTTTCATGCCAGGGTACAGCAACTGTGCATGATGTACTCTTTCGTTTTTGAGTTCAAGAGTCAGTCTTGATCCGTGCCAACCTGGATCGCACCAGCCAGCAAGTAAGTGATTAAGACCAGATCTTGCACGGCTTGATTTGAGTACAAATTGGCAGCTGATGTCGTTGGGCAAGTTAAATAACTCAACTGTCTCAGCCAAGCAAAACTCGCCGGGTTCCAGTCTGTACGGCTCTTCTTCTGTGTAATGTGAGATGTCAACACGAATCAAGTCAGGGCTAAAAATGCTTTCAATCATCAGGTGATTGCCTAGCAATACGTCCAAACTTGCTGGATTCAATAACTCTGGATTGAATGGCACAACCATATTATTTTTGTCACACCGGGCTTTAATTTCCCAATCGCAAAGCACTGCCACGTCTTGTCGCCAAAAACCCACCTTACAGGTCATCAACCAAAATCACCCAACCAGTTTTAGGTCCGTCAACTGACCATCTTGGATAAAACTCAGCCTGTCGCACTCTTGCATTGCGACCTTTGCTGGCATTTTTATGGCCGCCTTTAACCATGTCAGGCAAACCGCGTGGATCTTGCATAATCCACTCAGGATCATTTGAATACTTCCCTGCGTAGCCGTTAATTACGCTCCAATGGCCACCATGAGGCGCTTCGCCTCGTAAAACATCACCATGGTGTAACCAACCAACCAATACTGGGCGACCTCTTTCAATCTCTAATTCGATTAAATCAGAATCACCATCTTTGCGAAACTCAGCATTTAAACCAAGACTTCTCAGAGTTTGTATCTGAGCGTCAACAGATGTGGTGTCGCCGTATTTGACGCGAATAGCGTTATATTCATCGTCTGTTTTAACTTTCCTGTAAAACGCTGCCACCATTGCAGCCGCTGAACTAAAGCATTCCCGGTATCCCGTTCCACTTTCATTGTCGAACTGACTGAAATAAGGCATAAAGACCTCTTGGTCAATGCCGCTTGCTTTCCACGCATCAAACCATGCGTTGTCTTCTTCCTCCAGAAGGTCTTGCGGCATTCGCTCTTCAAGCTCCTTAACAGCAGCCAGCTGGTGGGGCGTTCCACGAAAAAACTGAAAAAAGGGTAGTAATGCCAATGCCATCAGACGCCTCATTTTTCAACGCGAGTTTCCGGCAGTAATAGCTCTTTCATATGCTTTACCGCTAGATCGTCTAAATCATTGTCTGTTCGTTGAACAATTTTTTCGAGCATGGCGACGATCAATTCCTTAAACGCTTTTGAGCGCCACGCCGTAAGCAGGACAGGCTTGAGGAGTGCTAGAAGCATTTGCTTAGAGTCGTTACGCTGTAACGGTAGCTCTGTTGTCCATGGCAACCAATCCTCAAGAACACCACGAAAAGGAAGGCGTCTGCATTGCTGATGTCGTCAAAGCAGTGGTGTTGGCTTGGAGCGCAACACTGCTGACCGTTTCTTACCTAGGGATCTTTCCTCAGATGAAAATGGACAACACCTTCGTAGCATCGCTCCTGACTGGAGCAATGGCGTCGTTCGGCATTGAGCGTAAGTCCAATGGCAATGGAAATAAGAAGCCGACTATCGTTGACAACAAAGACACCAAGGTTGGAATCAAATGAAGCGCACTCTTTTTGTATTAACAGCAACACTGCTTGCCGTTCCAGTGCAAGCCGACATTACTCATCGCATTCAATCGTCTGTTTCGTTATCAGTTGATGGAGCCGGATCAGTCGCGATTAGGCAACCGAGTTCGCTGGCAATATCTGGCAATAACGTTACTTTGGACACTGCATCAAAGTTTACCAGTTTTAGTTCCGGGACTGCTCTCGGGTACACTCCTGGCGCTTACAGCATTACCACTGCTGGTGATGCTTTTAGTTACAGCGAAAGCTATACAGAAGGAGATGATGTCCCGGCAGTCCTTTCAACAACAGTCACGTCGGGAGTAGTACCTGCACTGCCTATTTTTGGCAACACAACAACAACTTCTGGAGGGGTCGCATCCACTCTTGCAGGAACCCTGGCAACTGATGGTGCTTTGACAATTACTGCAGGTGGCGCTGGTACAACCGCAATCGGCCAAGTGATTCAAGAGCTGACGATTAAGTGATGCTTTGGTATTGGCTTGTATTTTCATTGATCCTTTTTGCCGCTCCAACAAAAGCGGTGCCTGTTGTCCCTAACTTCCAGCAGGGGGTTCTGTCATCTTCTACAACTACTAAAACTAAGGTTACTGAAGTTATAAACTCTTACGAGTACAGGACTGGCTACGAATACAGCGCAAGTGGAACAAACATAGAACCAGACGGGCCTCTTGCTCCAATGGCTTTAGTCACAACCACGAATACTGCTAACGGCATTGCTAGTGTTTGGCGCGGACTAGACCCAGCACAAAAGCCAGAATGGCGCATCGTAAATCAAGCAGCTAGTTTCCAGTTCGTCGAGACTTTGATGGGACCAGGACTTGTGAACCATACACTTATTAACCGTGAAACAGATATCGAATCTCTCACGGAAACAACAAGTACGTTTACGCAATGAAGCGAGTCATAGCAACGCTTTTACTGCTTTCCGCTCCAGCGCAAGCACAGGTAAGTAGTACGGCTGCGCCTGTTGCTAACAGCTCTGGAAGTGTTACAAACCAAGCTGTGCAGGTCGTACCATCTAAACAGTTTACGAATACCTATGGTGGCGGCATTAGTTA